CTCCGCCCGCCCCTCCCACGCAGCTCCCTCCGTCCGCGCCGGACAACTTCGCGGCAGCGGTCTCACGCTTCGATCAGGAGCGTAAGGCCCGGTAGGGTACGCTGATCACGAGCGCTGGCGGACGTGCCGCGGGAGACCGGTCAAGGTAGTTCCGCCAGCGCTCACCCACAACTTCACAGCACGTCACCGGGGAGCTTGACTCCCTGACCAGAAAGCGAGTCTAACGGTGGCAGAGATCATGTACGTTTGGCGTGAGGACATCATGTCCGCGCTAGACGTGAAACCCAATGCCTACATGGCATTGCAGCTCGATCGCGCGTGCCGTTCAGGTAGTCGCGCGGCCGAGGGTTTCTGTCACCGCATCTTCTACCCGTGGACGGGCACGCGCACCTTCGACTATCCAGGGTCGCGCTCCACCTCCCTCCGCCTCTGGCTCGATAACCAGGAGCTGATCTCCGCCACCTCGATCACGAGCGATGGCGTGAGCATCCCCGCGGGCACGGGATATCTCCTCCGTCCGGACATCGGCCCCCCGTTCGATCAGGTGGAGATCAACCGCGATGGGAGCTACTCCTTCGCAGGCGGGCCACAACGGGCCATCTCCATTACCGGACTCTGGGGATACTCCAACACGGAGACCGCAGTCACCACGCTGGCCGGCGCCATCGGCACCACCAGCGCCACCTCCATCGACGTGACCGCTCCCGTTGGAGGAGTAGGCGCGGTGCTCCGGATCGGCCAGGAGAGACTGCAGGTCTACGAAAAGAACTGGATCACCTCGCCGGCCACCACCTCCACGCTCGCCTCCTCCGCGGCAGCGACCACCATCTCCACCACGGACGCAGGGCTGTTCACTCCGGGGGAGCGCATCCTCATCGACGGAGAGCGCATGGAAGTGCAGGACATCGCCGGCAACACGATGGTTGTCAGGCGTGCCGTGGACGGCTCCTCCCTGGCCGCTCACACAGCTGGCACTGCGATCTTCTGGCAGCATCGCCTCCTGGTGGAGCGTGGGGCGCTTGGCACCACCGCGGCCACCGCGCTCAACGGCGCGACCGTGTGGCGCTGGGAGTGTCCCTCGCCCGTGCGCGCGCTCGCGCAGGCGTACGCGGAGGATGAGTTTCTCCAGCAAAACGCAGGCTACGCACGCACCTCGGGCAGCGGCGAGTATGAGCGCCCGGTGAGCGGCGCCGGCATCAAGGCGTGTCAGGATCGCATTTCGCCTGACTATCGGCGCAAGGTCCGGACGCGTGCCGTATGAGCGTTACCGTGGTGAAGACTGGCCCACTCTTCGATGGGCGCGCAGAGAAGGCCGTTGCTGACGCGTGCGATGAGGTCGAATACAAGGTGGCCATTGTGGGCGCCTCGATGATCCGCACGCGCATGGGCGAAGTCTTCAAGACGCAGACGCCTTTCTATCGGCTGAAGAACGTGGCCGCGAAAGAGGCGCCCGGATGGAAGATCTGGGATCAGGAAGTCATTTATGGCTACTGGCTCGAAGGTATCGGCTCGCGCAATAAGACCACTCGATTCAAGGGATACAAGACGTATCGCTTCATGGTGCAGAAGATCGATGATCGCGCCGGAGTCATCGCTGAGGGCGTAGTGGTGAAGTATCTGGGGGCAATGGGCTGATGGCTGACACGAAGGCAATCATGCAGGCGCTCATCACGATGGGGCTCGAAACCGGCTTGTTTGATAGCGTGAACGGACACGAGCCGAAGAGTGCGCCGGCACTGGGAAATGCGTGCACCCTCGCGCTGTTCTCCGGCCCCGTCACCACCATCAATAGCTCTGGCCTGGCGAGCGCCTCAATGCGGTGGCAGATCGATGGGCGCATTTTCCTCTCCGCTTTCACTGAGCCCGCGGATGACATCGATCCCGCCATTGTCAACGCAACGCTCGTGTATCTGCGCAAGCTCGCTGGTGCGTTCACGCTGGGTGGGTTGGTGCGGTGCGTGGACATGTTCGGCATGGATGGCGACAAACTGAACGCCACGGCCGGATACATGGAGCAGGACAAGAAGGTTTACCGCGTCATGGATCTGATGATTCCGCTACTTCTCAACGATGAATTGGATTTGGTGGCGTAATGGCCAAGCAGTCAGGAATGGGAGACAACTTCTACCTTGATGGTGGGGATGTCTCCGGAGACATTAACAGCATTCAGATCGCTTCGCCCATGACCGTTCAGGCCGTGGCCGGCATCAATCGCAGCGCGGAGGAGCGCATCGGGCTGGTGCACGATGGCTCGATGGCGTGGACCGCGTATTGGAATCCGGGCGCCGCTGCCGACACTGCGCATTCCATGCTGAAGACGTTGCCGCTGACGGATCGGCTCGCCACGTACTGCCGCGGGACAACGCTCGGGAGCGCCGCGGCTAGCGGTCCGGTGAAGCAGATCAACTATGACGGCGCCCGCGCCGCGGATGGCTCGCTCACCTTCGGAGTCACCACGAACGGCAACGGCTACGGCATCGATTGGGGCGCGCTCCTCACTCCCGGCAAACTGACGCAGGGTGCCGCGGCCAACGGCACTGGCGTGGATCTGGGGGCGCTGCCGATCAGCTACGCGTTCGGGTGGGCTGCCTACCTCCACGTGTTCGCCTTCACCGGAACGAGCATCACGGTGAAGATTCAGGACAGCGCGGACAACGCGGCGTGGCTCGATCTGGCGAGCGCCACCTTCGCGGCGGCCACCACCACGGGGGCGCAGCGCATCTCTGCCGGCGCCACCAGTACCGCGACCGTGCGCCGGTATGCGCGCATCGTATCGAGCGGCACCTTCAGCAATGCCATCTTCGCGGTGAACTTCGTGCGCTACGAAGGAGCCGGCCATGCCTGAGCCGTTCCGCATCATCCCGAAGGCGCCCGCGGAGGCGTACAAGACTTACGAAGTAGCGCAGCCTAAGCGCACGCACACGCGTCCGGGCACGTGCGCGGAGGTGAACTGCGCTAACCGCGAGCGCGGATGGAAGACGGTTGTCGACGTTTCGACAGAGCTGGGGAAGAAGCAGGCTCAGTACATCCGGATGCACAGCGGGCGCGCGTACTCGCACACTCAGGCGGGGACGATCGTCACCTTCGTCTTCTCCCCGGGGCAGACGTGCTTTTCGGAGCATCGCGTGTCGCTCCAGCGCGAGCCCCTGTTTCGCATCATCGGTGGGGATTGGCGCGGCAACCCCCTGGGTCTCCCCACCCAGCGCCTCCGCCCCGCCGATTGGCTGGACAGCTTCGGGGAGCACCAGCTCTCCATCAAGGCATCAAGAGAGAAAGGCTAGATCATGGCGAAAGAAGCAGGCTTTCCGTTCGCGGTGACGGTGGACGATTCCTCCGGTACGCCGCGCATCATCAGCAACGATGTCAACTCGCTCCAATTCGCCACTCCCCGTGGCGTGCAGGACATCACGGGCGTGGATAAGAGCGCCATCGAACGTCAGCTCCTTCTGGCGGACATGAGTGCGACTCTCTCCCTGGCCGCCTTCAACGATGCCGCGAACATGAGCCACGCGGTCTTCAAGACGGTGAGCAGCACGAGCGTGGCGCGCACCACCGTGCTCGCCATCTCCGGCCAGTCGCTCACCGCAGAGCTGCTCCCCACCGATTACCAGCTCTCGCGCGGCGCTGACGGCAGCCTCACTACCACCGTGCCGATGGTGCTCGCGGACGGCACGGTGCCAACATGGTCGTAAACTCCGATCCCGCGGCACGCATGGGGCGCTACTTTGAGAGCGCCCACCTTCCGGAGCATCTCCGGACGATCTCTCAGAACTTCGAGGTGCTCTATATTCACCTCATGGCAACGCTTCCCGCCAGCGCCGAAAAGACCGCGGGAGTACGCAAGCTCCTCGAAGCCAAGGATTGCTTCGTCCGGGCCGCACTCCCGCCGAAAGAGTAGAGAGGAATTCCGGGATGGGATTCGAAGTATCACGCGCATTCACGCTCGATTTCAGCGACACGGATTGGGAAGGCGCGATCGTTAAGGTTCGCGCCGCCCCCATCGCCGTCATTCTGGAGATGGGCGAATGCGATCTCACGCGTGAGGCTGAGCTTCTCGCGGAGTACGTGGCGGAGTGGAATCTGGAGCACTACGGGAAGCCGATCGAGATTTCGCAGGAAGCCATCTTCAACACGCTGGAGCCTGCCGGCAAGAATCTGATCATCAAGGAGTGGATGCGCGCCTCGCGTGGGATTACCGCCCCTTTAGATCGGAGATCCGACGCTGGCGAGTCGTCACCGGAGGTGGAGAACGTGGAG